CCGGTGGTGGCGCTGATCTGCTCTGGGGCGCTGCTGTTTGCGGTGCACCGGATCGCCTCGGCGTGGGAGCAGGTGGCCGAGGTGAAGGCCAGACGGGCCGAGCCGATGCCCTCCGCCCCGGGGATGATCCCGGCAGCGGTGGACATCCCGGACGATCTGATTGCGGTCGCGCTGCAGGAGAACGAAGTGTGGGCGCAGGAAGAGGTGACCCGGGTGATCCGGGAGAAGTACGACGCCTACAAGGATTGGAATAAGGTGAGAGCCGCGATGGGCCTTGGCCGGAGAGATGACGCATGACGATGCCGCCGTTGGATAACGAGGTGTTTGCGGGCGCCGTCATGGAAGACGAGCTGGCCCGGATCATGGAGGGGTTGTCGAACAACCCGCTCTCCCCGAACGAGCAGGTGGCGCCCAACCCGCCCGAGGACACCGGCGAGCCGATGTCGGAGCGGGAGGCGGCGCTGGTGCGGGCGCTGTACGGCTATGACATCCCGCTGGCCGATCCGACCCTTCGGGAGGATATGCCCGCCTGGGCGGCGTGGTGCCGGGGGCTCTGGGAGTCCCGGCGAGAAGCGGTGCAGATGCACCTCCATCTCGTCGAGCGGAACCGGCTCTTCCGGGCCGGGCAGCAGTGGATTTCGGCGCAGGGACTGGGGCCGTGGCGGGAGCCGAGTCGGCCCCGGGATGCGGCCCGGGTGGTCTACAATATGATGGACAAGGCGCTCGACCAGCGCCTCCAGATCATGATGGACCAGAAGCCGGGCTTTGTGGTGACCCCCACCACCCAAGACCCGGAAGACAAGCGGAAGGCGCAGGCGCAGCAGCTGGCGCTGGAGTACCAGTTCGAGCAGCAGAACATGCTCCGCGTGGCGCGGGAAGCGGGCTTCTGGGCGCAGACGGATGGGGTCAGCTTCTGGCACCTGCACTGGGATCCAGACAAAGGCCCGTGGGATGAGCGGCTGGGGGAGCGCCCCGGCCAGCGGAAGCCGCTGGGCGATCTTGGCTGTCAGACCCTCCGGGTGGAGCAGGTCCGCGTCTCGCCCAATGCGACGGCGACGCAGGCGCCCCATTGGGTGGTGATCCGGGAAGTGATTGCCCGGCAGGAGGCGGCGTATCGGTACGGCCTGACCGGGCTGGATGCCAGCGCGTCCAGCCTGCAGACGGGCAACACGCCCACCTACAGCGGCTCGGAAGGGATGGGCGCGTGGGTGTTGACGCAGACGACGATTGGCGAGGGGCAGCGACTGCGGGACGAGGAAGTCACGGAACGCTTCACCGTCTACCTCGCACCCCATCCGGATGTCCTCCCCGAGGGGCTCCAGATGGTGGTGGTCGGGGACCATGTCGTGTTTGGCCCAGCCCCATTGCTCTGGGGGGCGATCCCGGTGGTGCCGGTGCGCGACGGCAGTAGCGATCCGTCGTATTACCCCCGCCCGGTGATGGAGCAGTGGATCGACCATCAGATGCGCGTCAATGCGCTGCTCTCCAAGTGGGTGGAGAACATCCGGGTCAACGCCGGGGGCCGGTTCTTGACCCGCCCCAACGCCATTGCCACCGAGACGTTCATGGGCGGGGTGACCTCCATGATCGAAATCCGGGGCGCTGGCCCGATGTCCGATTCCATCCAGCCGGTCAACGGCTTCTCTGTCGGGAACGACGTGAAGGAAGCGTTGGCGCTGGAGAAGCAGGCGTTTGAGAACGCCTCGGGGTGGAACCAAGTCAGCCGAGGACAGGCCACGGGCGAGTCGGGCCGGGCGATTATTGCCACCCGCGAGCAGCTGGAGCGGGTGTTCAGCCCGGTCGTGACCGCGCTGGCCAACGCCTTCACCGACTGGTCGAAGGTGACGCTGGCGGGCATGGCGTGGGGGTATGACGTGCCCCGGGCCTTGGGCGCGGTGGGCAAGGGACGCCCCGATCTGGCCCGGGCGGTGAGTGCGTCGGACTTTGACGGGCAGTCGGATGTCCGGGTGGAGCCGGCCACGATGATGCCCATGCCGATGGCCTTCCGGATGTACCTGCTGGACAACTGGCTCCAGTCGGGCGTGATCGATCTCAAGGAGTACCGGCGCCGGCAGATGTTTGCCGTGGCGCGGGATATTGCCACCCCGGACGAGGATCAGGAGGCCCGCGCCAAGCGGGTGGCGGACGCCATCCGGATGCAGGGGCCGATCCCGGAGATCCGGTGGCAGGACAACGAAGCGATCCATCAGGACGTGCTGGAGCGGGAGATCCTGCTGCAGGACGACTTGGATCCGATGATCGTGGCGGTGGCCCAAGAACGGTGGATCGCCTTGGCCAACCAAGCCGCGCAGAAGCAGGGCGGGATGGTCCCGCCCACGCCGGGTGCTGGCCCCGGACCCCAAGGCGGACCCCCCGCCGCCAGTGTTCCCAACCTGCCGCCGGGCCAGTTGCCGCTCGCGTCGGGCAATCCACCCATCGGGGTTGCGCCCCTGATGCAGCAGACGCTTGCCGGGATGCCGGAAGCGGAGGTGGCAGCCCAGCAAGCGGATCGCTTATCCCGGCAGGCGTAGAGGATTTATGACGGCTCCTGTAGCTGCTGCTCCGCTGGACATCGCCGACGCCATTGCTGACGCCGTCGCGTCAGCCATGCCCGTCCCGCAACCCGAGGGTGAGGATGTCGCTGCGCCAGATCCGGATACTCCCGAAGCGGCTGATGACGCCGCGCCTGAAGCCGACGTGGCTGACGCTCCCGCTCCGGCACCGGACGCGGGCGAAGCCTCGGGTGATGATGCGGGAGCGGAGGCGCCCAGTGACGCACCGGTGGAGCTGCCAGACGGCTACGTTGCCGTCCCTACCGTGGCCGAAGGACTCGCCACCGAGTTCAAGCTCTTAGACGGCGAAGGCGAGGTGGAAGTCCCGGCGCTGATGGTGGAGTACAAGGCGAACGGGAAGGTCCGGCAGGACCGGCTGGATCAGGTGGTGAAGCTGGCCCAGTGGGGGGTGTACAATCAGGAGCGCGAACAGAAGCTCCAGCAGGAGACGCAGGGGAAGGTCGAGGAGGCGCTGCAGGCGCTCAAGGAGCGCGAGGCGCAGATGGAGCGCCTGCTGACGGACGAGGATTTCCTCTATGCCGTCCGGGAGGCGTATGCCGCCGAGAACACCCCGGAGAAGCGGGTCGAGCGCGTGGAGGCGGAGAAAGCCGCGATGCGCGTGGAGTACGAGTTGCAGTCGATCAGTCAGGCCGGAGAACAGTTTTATCAGGCGGAGGTGGCGCCAGCCCTGCAGTTGATTCAGCAGGCACTGCCCACCCTCTCCGCAGAGGAGCTGGAATCCAAGTTGCAAATGGCGCTCCAGGCGCACGTCGAGGTGGCCCCCAATGGGGTGGCCTACGTCCCGCCGTCACGCTACGACGCCATCCGGCAGTACATCGTCGAGGATCTCGCCTTGTGGGCGCAAGCCGCCCATACCCGGCGCCATCAGCCAGTCGCACAACGCTCCGCCGAACAGGCCAAAGCGGCGGCTGAACTGGAACGGGCGCAGGTCGAGGCGCAGAAGGCCAAGCGCATGGTGGGCCAGAAGCTCAAGCCCGTGGGGCAACCCGGGGCGACCGCTGACCGGCCAGCCAAGGCGAAGACCATTGTCTCGGTAGACGATGCCGTCGAAAGCGCCCTGTCGTCGGTGCTTTCATCCATTCGTTAATCGTCGAGGAATCTTTCCATGCCAGCACCTACAGTCATTACCGATGCGGAACTGACGGGTCTCCTGAAGAACGTCTATTCCCAGTACCGCGAGAAGGTCCAGAATCTGGTCACCCCGCTCCTCGCCCAGCTCCAGAAGGCGAAGGCCGGTGGCCCGCGCAACATGCGCTGGGGCGGCAACAACGTGTTCTTCGACGTGGTCGTCGGGCGCCCGTCCGGCTCCACGTTCTCGCAGGCCGGGTACTTCCCGCCCGACACCACCGCCTCTGAAGTGCAGGGCAACGTCGGCGTGGTGCGTGCGTACACCACGCGCCAGATCGACGGCCTCGCCTTCGTCGGCACGCAGTCGAAGGATGCCGCCTTCACCACCATCGCCACCAAGACGATGGAGGAAATCAAGGAGGCCAGCCAGATCCTCATGCAGCAGGCGCTGCACAACAAGGCGGACGGCGTGGTGGCCATCATCGGCACCGCCTCGACCACCACGTCCATCATCGT